AAACTCGTCTTTGCTGGTTGTGGCGTCGGGGTCAACGTACTCTTGCCAGAGCGCAAAACTGTTGGCTAGCTCGTGATAGGTGGGGCTGGTCATGGCTGGCAGTGGCGGTGTGGTGGCGGGGCTCTCTCGCCCCTGTGATCACACTGTAACCCGTGGCGGACAGACTGACAACCACTCGCCAGGCCGGTTCACAATCCGTCACGCCACCAACAGCCCCATCTGCAGCGCCGTCGCCTCGATCGCCTTCCTGCTACGGCCGCGTGGCCGCCGTGCTGGTTTCTCCACTGCCACGGTCTCCACCTCCACCGCCAGCGCCAGCTGCAGCACCTCCGACGGCCGGCGCCCCTGCAGCAGGGCTTTCATGCACCGGTGGAACTGCTGCATTGGCCCGGCAGGGTATGCCAGGCGCCGTGGTGCACCCCACCAGCTGAGCAGTGACGTGCGGTCGCCCTTGTGGATGCTGTCCCAGGCACGCAGCACCAGTTCCTTCAGCGGGTCGATCCGTGGCAGCTCCAGCTCAGGCGTGCTGTAACCATCAGCGCCGTGGATGTCGTCGAGGTTGGATGTGCCCGTCATACTGGCGAGCATCTCGCTGAGCTCGCTGATCGTGAGGCCAGACTGTTCAGCCACGTCCTGAGCCGACAGGTCAGGGTCTGACATGAGGCGCTGCACCTTGCCCCACTTCTCCCGCCACTTGGTTGGGAACTTCATGGCGAACCCACGATCGCGGAACCAGTGCAGGATCTCCCCTTGGATGAACGGCACCACGATGGTGGATAAGGCGTAGGGTTTGCCTGAACCTGGGTTGAGGCGGTCGGGGTCATACCGCCGGCAGCCACGGATCAGGCCGACGTAGGCGATCGCCTCCAGCTCGTCATAGGGCTGGGCGGTCTTGCGATGGAAGCGCCAAGCGGACTGCCGTGCCAGGCCGAGGTTGGCGGTGATCAGATCCTCGCTGATCGCGGTGGGGGTGGGGAAGGTGGTTGCGGTCATGGCGAACAGCTGGTGTTGCAGTCTTGAATCGGAACCACCTCGCCTGTGCTGTGGAGCACAGCAGTCGATGAACACATCAGGGCCGAGTCACGAATCATGGCGAACGCGACACCGCCAGTGGGGCAATGGCGCAGGACGTGAGAAATGAGCCCGATCGCGCTGTGTTCAGCTACGCAGCGGTTGAGCTGGGCGGGAGTGCCGTCACAGGTGCGGAGGATCTCGATCTCCGCATCCGTCAGCGGCGTGGTGGGGATGAGCGTGCAGGGATCGCCGTTCCAGAGCGGGTAGGTCTTGCGGAACCAATGGCAGTCGGCGGTCATGGGTGGAAGGCCTCGCGCTCACCGTTGCCAACGATGTAGGCCACATCCCCACTAGGCGGCAGCAGGCGGCCTTTCAGGTGGCGAACAAAGTCACCAATAGCCCAGAGGGTTAAGTTCCTCATCACGACTGCACCTCTGGCTGCCGTGGGGTGATCGTGAGCGGCTCATGGCGCGACTGAAGCTCGGCCAAGCTGCCTGAGCTAAGAGGCAGCTGAATGCGATGAACAATCAAGGGTGAAGACCGTGAGCTGCGAGTAAATCGATAAACTGCAGCTTCATTGCCAGCGGCAAACGCATCAAAAAAGGCGCCCGAAAACTCTTGGCCGCGAATGGTGTAAGTGTCGAGAAGCGGGTTATAAAACCTGCATCCGATCGAATCCAAGGGGAACAGGCAAGACCTGACAACAACTGCCCACCAGGGCGATATCTGATCTGGTGGGACTCCGCGTGTGATCAAGCGGAAGAGTCGTATGCGGATGGCCATAGCGTGTGCGGTGGGTAAGTGGTTAGGCGTTGAGAAGGTGACGCAGGGGGTCGCAGGAGCGCTTCAAGTATTGGCATGGGTCGCTTCCGGCTTTCCAGTCAACCTGTCCCTGAGAGCCGCAATCGCCGCGTCAACCTGATCTGCCTCGCAGAACATGTGAAGGGTGTGATAGGCGTCGATTCGAACCGTAAGCTGAACCATCGGCTCATAAAAGCTATGCACCTCGTCGGCGCAGCATTCCCAATCACCTAGATCACTGACGACAACTTGGCGGCTTTTGCGCTTAGGTGGGAGCTTAATGTCGTGGAGGACGCTCACGACTGCACCTCTGGCTGGGGCTCACGCCTCTGCAGAGTGTAGGTGGTCTCACCAAGTTGGATAGCCTCGACGTTCTCGGTGACGTACCACTCGCTCAGTGCGTCGATTTCCTCTGCTGTGAGGATTCGTTTAATCGTCATTTCCGCCAAGCCAGTGGCAGGCAGCCGGATGGTTACATCAGTGACGTTGCCTGGCAGGTTGAGAGCCTTGGCTAGGCGGTGAAGGGCGGGTTGGTGGGTCATGGAGTGTGCGGTGGGTAAGTGATCACCTGAAACCCGGCATCGTGGAGAGCCGGCGCTGCCTGGGTTTGAAGGTGTCGCGGTCAGCGAACGGGTCTGGTGGCGGTGCACCAGACCCGTGGCCGTAGTGGACTGTGGAGACGCGCATCGGGCCGGTGCCCTGCACGTGGTTCACCAGCTGGGTCATGGCATCCACCTGGTCGTCGTAGGTGTCGCCGGGGAACTTCAGCAGCTGAGACACGATCAGCGGCGTCAGCGGGTGATGGCGAGGCAGGAACACCCGGCCCTGGTTGAACTGTGGTGTGGCGGCATTGGCGCGGCTGACCTTCCCGCCATCGGGCTGCACGGCGTGGAGGGAGTAGGAAACGGCGGCCTCCTTCAACACCGAGATCACGGCCGATCCGTTGGCCTTGTCCTCCACCAGCAGCTCGCCGAACTGCCACTGCGGCCACAGTCCGGTGATTGCTTTCACCGTGGCGCTGAAGTCCATCCGGCGGTTCACCGCATCGAGCAACCACAGGCCGGCGTTGTTCTGCCCCCAGTTCTGCAGGGCTACCATGTCGGTGCCGGCGGTGTCCTTGAACGTGCAATCGATCGAGCCGAGCGTTCGCACGAACCGCTCGGGCAGCACCGCATCGCCCTCATAGCCAGGCCGGTCAGTGGTGCCGTAGAACCGGAACATCGCCTCACTGAAGATCGTGCCGCCTGATGGTGACGGCCGCTGCTGGTAGAGCGCCTCCCAGTCCCGCACCGGGGTGTTGAGCTGTTTCCGGCGTGCCCAGTCGGCATCGAACCGGTCAGGGTCGAGGGCCTCGCCAGGCTGGCGATCATCCGGCTCGCGGGTGCAGAGCGCCGGCAGCGGCACTTGGACCGGTTCGGCAATGATCGGCATGTTGATCACGTGCCAGGGTTCTGCGGCATCGGCGTGGCCGTCGCGCTCTAGGTCCTCCACCTGCTGCAGCAACCAGCCGATGAGGTCGGCATCAGCCCAGCGGGTGTGGGTGATGAGCTTGCTGGCGCCGGGTTCCTCGCGGGTGTTCAGCACCGTGCTCCACCAGTCATAGAGCTGCCTGCGGTAGGCGGCGGATTCGGCCTCCTGGCGGTTTTTGATCGGGTCATCAACGTTCAGGAAGTCAGCCGGCAGGCCGGTGCCTTTGCCGACGCCTGCACCCCAGAAACCACCAAGGGAACCAGCGACCTTCCAGCGGCCCTTGCCGGCGCTGCTGGGGTCGAGAGCACCACCTGATGCGACGAAGTAATCCCTTGCGGCCTGGCCGAACTCTTCGGCGAGGGTTTGGGTGTGAGCGCCTTGGCCCCATGTGCGGTCGGGATACCGGCGGAGGAAGAAAGAGGGCAGGAACCGGCTGAAGATGGTGGACTTGTAGTGCCGGGGCGGCAGCATGAGCAGCAGCCGGGGGAGATCACCATCAGCAACACGCTGGCCGATCTCCACCAGGCGGGCGGTGTGGCGTGTGAACTCAAAGGCTGGGTAGACAGCGGCGATGTGGTCGCCGAAGGAGCGGGTGTAGGGATCGGGTGCCTGCAGGGCGTAGGACGGCAGTGGCTCCGTGAGCACATGGCCGCCTGATCGATCGGCGGTGAGGATGCTCATGAGACCAGCTTCGCCAGCCTGGCGGCGGTGTTGATCGCGCCCAGGGCAATGTGGTATTGCTTCGCCTTGCGGGCCTCCAGCTGCAGGGTGCTGCACTGGCTGAGCAGATCAGCGATCATCTGCGGGCGTTCTAGGTCCCAGTCGGCGCGGAGTTGATCGCGTGCGGCGGCGAGGTAATCACTGCATACGCGATCTGATACCCCCCACTTTTCAGCGGCAAATCGCACGCAATCAGAACGGCGACCACCATTAGCAATGATCTGCGCGAACTTACGGACGCGAAGCTCAAACTCTGCAGATGTCGCCCTGGCTGCCATTAGGTTTCCGCCGGGAACGGCTCGCCAGTGGATTCAAGCGTTGCGGTCTTGCCGGTGAACTGCTGCCAGCGGCGAACGATCACGTCCACATAGACCGGGTTCAGCTCCATCGCGTAGCAGGCCCTAGCAGTTTTCTCTGCCCCCATCAAGGTGCTGCCACTGCCGCCAAACGGCTCGACGCACAGGCCGCCGCCAGGCAGGCTCGACTTCATCACCCGCTCCATCATCACCACCGGCTTGGGTGTGGCATGGCCGTGGCGCTCGTCGCCAGTGACCCGCCCGAACTCCCAAACGTCGCGCATCACGTCGTGCGAGTTATCGAAGTAGCTGCGGGTCTCGCGCTTTAGCTGGTCGTACTCGCGCTTTAGCTGGTCGTACTCGCGCTTGAAGGCTTTACCTGCTGCAGCATCTTGGATCTTTTGGTATTGCTCAGCAGTAGGAAACGCCCACTGCGATTTGGTGACCCAGTGGCCGCCCATAAAGGTGTCGGTGGCTCTGTTTAGGTCGGCCACCTTCCAACCAATCGACTTCATTTCTTGTTCTAGGTATGCACGCAGTGGCTCCCACCCTTGCCAGTAATCGGCGGCATTTACACTGCCTATTAACTGATTGCCCAACTGAAAAAACAGGCAGTGCTCAGTTGCAACGGGATAACAAGTGATGCCTTCTTTGCCCATCAAAGAACACCCTCCGCCACCTGCAGCCTTCTTGTCCCACACGATCTGGTTCCGCAGCTCCATCAGCTCGCTGCTGCCAAGTCCAGCCTTGTACCAAAGACGCCACAGCTCCGGTGCGTTGCCCCAGATATAGGCACTGGCGTTGTCTTCCAGGAAGGGGCGGAAAGTCGCCCACCAATCCATCTGGAAGTTGTCGAGGTCGTCGTTGTAGAGGTTGTCGTTGGCGACGCCGTCTGATGCCTTGCCCATCCCGTAGGGCGGGTCCGCGTGCATCAGCTGCGCCTTTTTGCCATCCATCAACCGCTCCACCTCCGTCAACGATGTGCTATCCCCACACATCACCCGATGCTTCCCAAGCAGCCACACATCACCTGGCTTCGTGACCGGCTCCGCCGGTGGCTCTGGCACCGCGTCAGCGTCCGCATCCTCCGGCGGCAGCTCTTCCGCCTCGGGCATTAGCTCTGCCAGCTCATCGCCCGACCATCCCAGCAAGCTCAGATCGAAGTCCTCGGTTTGGAGCGCCTGCAGCTCACCCACCAGCACGGCATCATCCCACCCAGCATTCAGCGCCAGCTTGTTGTCGGCGAGCACGTAGGCCCGGCGCTGGGCCGGTGAGAGGTGATCGAGCACCACCACGGGCACGGTTGCCATGGCCAGCTCACGGGCGGCCTGTAGGCGGCCGTGGCCGGCGATGATGCCGTCTTTACCGTCAACCAGGATCGGGTTGGTGAATCCGAACTCTTGGATTGAGGCAGCGATCTGCGCAACCTGCTCAGCGCTGTGGGTGCGTGCGTTGCGGTCGTAGGGGACCAGTCGATCCAGCGGCCAGTGCTCAATGCGCTGGGCGGCCTGTACAGCGGCTGCGGCTGGCACGGTGGCGGTGCGGTGATCGGCTACAGCTTAGCCCCCTGCGTAGCGGTTGTGCAACCGCACTACACGGCGGGTTCCAGGGCGATGTCCACGCCATCAGGGCCGGGTGTGAGGCGCAGCCAGACACCACCGAGCGATTTGGGCATGACGATCCGCTCGACGGCCCAGCCAGAGCCGTCTGCAAACTCTTCCTTGTAGGTGCCGGTTTGGACGTGCCAGCGCTGTGCGATGCGTTGGCGGCCGGCTTGGGTGAGGCGGTAGCAGGGGTGAGAGACGATGGTGCGCTCGTGGTTGTGGCCGTTGACGTAGAGGTCGGCTTCAGCGACGGCTGCATAACGCATGCCACCGAGGGTGCCTTTGGTCACGATGCCGCCCCATGCACCGTGATGAAAAAATAGGGCAACGCGGCGGGTGCGTTCAGAACGGGTTTTGCCAGGGCGGTAGAACGTGAACCAGAGCCAGCCCTGGTACCGCATGTGCTCGACCGGTGAGCTGTAGCGATCCCGCATGAGGCGGGTCATGTTGCCGAGCGGGTCGATTTCGTTGTGATTGATGATGGCGGTTTCGTGGTTGCCATCGGACATCATGAGAATGGTTTGCGCGAAGGGTTTAAGCCATTCGGCGCATTCGCTGAACACTAGATCGAAGTAGTTGCTACCGAGGTGCTCGGGGCGAATGGAGCCCTTGGAACCACGACGGTCTTTCTTGCCCTGCATGAGGCAGAGGACATCACCAAAGAACAACGCATGACCACCGATGCCTTGAACGTGTTTGAGGTGTTTGCGTAGGAGGTCGCGTTGGCAGTGCGGGTTATCGAGGTGGATGTCTGAGGCGAGGAGGAAGGTATGGGGTTCGGCGTGACCGTATGGGATACGGATGTCCAGCAGCTCAGGTGAGCGACGAACCAGGCGGATGGATGGTGTCGCCACCGGTTGATGGTGTCGGTTGCTGCAGGTTGCGGGGTTGGGTTAAGCCGTCACTGAGGGCTGATTTTGGCGTGGATGTGGCGGCGGACGTAAAAACCCAGGCTGTGACTGGGTTCGGACGCAAGTGCAGGCAAGTCGGACGCAAAAAACCTAGTGATAGCAAGGGAGGACGCAAAAACGGGATTTCCCCTATCCCCCCTATTAATTTCATAATGTTCACTACGATACATTCCTGCATGTTTTTTTCTCTACTTGATTTTATTCCTTGACTTGCGTCCGAAAGGTGAGAACCTTAATGGATACTGGGTTTTTGCGTCCGCAACTTGCGTCCGACTTGCGTCCGAACGGACGCAACTAGCGTCCGTGATCAGTGCCAGGTGTCTAGCTTGAGACCCTTAATGAGACGCTCGCGGGACCTGCCGTTGCCCCTGTCGGACGCAACTTTGGGGAAGATCTGCTTCAGCGCAGCGACCAAAAGACGGCTTGCCTTGACGGTGTGATCGCTTGGCTGGTCGATTACCCAGTGGCCTGCCTTGTCGAGGTAGCCCTCGTCGCGGTACCAGTCGCGGAGCCTGTCGTAGACCGTGGCAACGGTCACCTGGCCGTCTGGGTCGTAGCGAAGGCCTACCGCATCGCAGAACTCCCATAGGTGGCAGCTAGAGCGCCTCACCTCTTCCATCGCCTCGTGGCCGGTGCTGTAGTCGATGCCGTCTGAAACGGACAGCATCAGGCCTTCTAGGAGCCAGTTGAGGAAGGCAGGGCAGATCATCTCCTGGATGAACTCAGGGTCATCCTTGAGGCGCGGATCGGCCTGGATGTGGTTCGGTTCCGTTGGTGTGGCCATGAACGTCTTCATGAACCGGAAGACGTGAAAGCGGGTTTCAACGGCGATCTGATCGCCTGACAGCGAGGGGTCTTTGTTTAGGTTAAAAACGAACAGAGCAGAAGGTACAAATTGCGACTCTTGAACACCTTTCAATTCGTAAGACAGTTCTTCGCCGCTAATGGCTGCCTTAAGAGATTGTAGGTTGTCAATATGAACAAACTGGCTGTTTTCTGAAGACCAGTTGACAGATGCACCACGCAATGGGGCGATAGGAAACTTACGGCCGCTGTCATATTGACGGAAGTCAGCAAGTGTGCAAGAGGTAAAGTTACGGGCGCCGAGGGTATCACGCAGGGCCGTGCGTATGGTGTCTTTGCCGTTACTGCCTTCGCCAATCATTAGAACAGCGCGAGGTCTGCCACGTGATGCGCGATATTTGGCGAGGTGAAGACCGCTGCCTAGGATGCGTTGCAGGGTGTCACGATCACTGGGTTCAACGGCTTCTAAAAGCCTTGAGAGGTGCTGCGGATTCGCGCCAGGGTCGTAGTCGTACTCAGTGACATAGGTAAAGAATGTCTCTGGCGTATGCGGCTGAAACTGGATGTCAATTGCGCGGTCGTTCCATGTCCAGCTAACGATGCCATTGCGGCAGTTGATCGATGATTGGGGATTGACGGCAACGGGTGGCAGTAGCCGGCGCATCCATGCAAGGGCTTCATCGATATATTTCGGGCGCTTCCATGGGTATTCATGCTGACCAGTTTTGTGGTCAACAACATGGATAGAGGACAGAAATGCAGCCAGTGAAGGCGTAATTTCTTCATCTGCAACGGGTTTGTAGTGATTGCCGCTCCAGCAATGAAGGATGCCGTCTACGCAGATCCACTGCTGGGCGGGGTACTGGAAGACGTGTTCAACGACCAGATCCAACCATTCAGTTGTTGATTTGCTGGACAGCTGAAGGTTGATCGCCTGATCAGGGTCTGTCGCTGTAGTTGCTGGTGAGTGTATGCGGCGGGTTGGTTGTGTTTTGAGCGGTGGTGTGTTCTGGTAGCCGTGATACCGAGCCCAATACCAAAAAGTGCCAGGGTTAATTTTATCGCCACCTGAACGAGCGATTTGCGATACGTTCCAACCACAGACGCCGGATGGCGAATGTGACTCCATCAATGAGATCGCCTGATCTTCGCCAGCGATTGTTTTAAGGGACCATAAGATATTTCTGTATTTCTCGTAAGTGTTATCGCCAGGCACCCGTTGTGGGATGTGTGATAGTGCGGCCTTGATTTCGTCTAGCGTGGCCGGTTCGTATTGCTGGTATGGTTCGCGTTGCGCTTTGGATTGATGAGCGTAGAAGGTGTCATCAGGCAGCGTTGCCTCAATGTCGAACACTTTGTAGCGAGTACCGGTAAAACCGACGATCTTGCACATTTCACCGAGGCTGCCATCAGCGCCAGCGTGATAGGTGCCAGGCAGCCGCATGACGCGAGCGAGGTTCTTGGTGCTGCGGTCTGCGTCGGCGTAGTTGAGTAGCCGTGTTTGGATCAGCTTCCAGTGCTCGGTTGTGATGGCATCGGATAGCACCCAGTAGTTGTGAATTGATTTACCACCGGTCGAGACCTGCATGGTGGGTTCTGGTAAGCCCAGTTCCTGCCATGCGGTGAGCTGCCATTCAACGGGTCGATTGTCCCATTCGCAGAAGAAAGCGCGGCAGGTGGTGATGTCTGCATCCTTGTCGCCGCCGTCATTGATGACGACGTAGACACCACGGCCATCGGTTTGCCATTGAGTGACAAGGGATCGTGACATGCCGCCTTTGCGGCCCTGATCACCGGCCTTGTCAGGGTGTTCCTTGTGGAGGAATGCTCGGAGCCTAACGGTACCTGGCGGCTTGCCAAGCGCCTCTACAAAGCGCTGACCTTCAGCGAAATCAAGAGGTTTCATCAGATGCTGAAGGTTGGCGTTTCGCCGTGCTCAAAGCGGGCGGATCTGGCTGCGGCGCAAGCGTTGTGAAGCTTGTTGACTAAATCCTGATGTTGGTCAATAGTGGCAAGTATCGATCCTTTATGAGGGCGGCATAGGTTGCCAGCAAATCCATATTCGTAAGGATGCCCACCACCTCCAGGCGTGGACGAATCGCAGGGAAAGCAAAGATACTCCCACTCTTCATGCCGATTGAATGGAGCCTGTATGTCGCTTGGCTCTAAATAGCCACCGCACCTAGGACATACAGATCGCCCGTCGCCGAACACGGCGAAGGGATCTCCGTGTACAAGTCGAACCTCAAGATTCATTGGCGCGTATCCATGCTCTCTCTCGTGGGAATAAATGAGCATGTCCGCAAACCGTTCAAACTTGGGACATGAGTCGGCGCCTAGCGGTTTGATCTCATACCAGTAGACAAGATCCCCAGTTGTGACACGGAAATCAGGCAGGTAGAACTCCCCGTCAAGATCAAAACCTTCGGGTTCGTATTCCCACTGAACGCCGAGGGTTTCAAAGAAAACCGCCCAGCGAGCTTCCAGCCGGCTACGGAAGCGATGGCCGTAGGCGCGTGTTTCGATTGGCTTGATCGGCATTGGTCAAGCTCCCGCTGCTGAGTTAGCAGCGACGGGGCCTTGGCGGCGGATGTCAGCGGAGACGATGGAGCGGATCGCTGCAGCTCGTGAGCAGTGGTTGGCGGTAGCGAGGCCGTCGAGGTAGGCGATCAGTGGAATAGGGAGCTCGAAGGTGACGGTGCGTTTTCCGTTGCCGGCGAGTTCTGGTGCGGTGATGGCTGGCGATCGTGAGCGGTCGCGGTGGCCGACGATGATGGAGCGGAGGTAGGCGGCACGTGTGCAGCCCTGGTAGGCGGCCTGATGATCAAGGTGCCGGATTTGTGCGGCACTGAGATCGAGGGTGATGGTGCGACGGCCTGGGGCTGGCGGCCAGGTGGGCATGGGTGCTGCGTGGTGGGGGCTCATGTGCAGCTTACCGTAGCGGTTGCGCAACAGCAACCGATGGGGTAGGGTTTGGGAGCCACCACCAGGAAGCCCTCTCCATGATCATGCCAGCTGCTGCCCGGCTCAGGCGGTGGGTGCTCTGCGTTAGAGCGCAGGGTGTGGCCTCTGATCTGCGAATGGTCCCATCGAGGACTGCCGCTGACGCCAACGTGTCAAGACGTTCCAGGGCGGCAGCAAGGGGGCTGGGGGTGGTTGTTATTTCTCACTCGCCAACGAAGCTCCATGAATGACATTCAACTTGCTTGTCTCATTAAGCGGATTGCAGATGCAATTGATGAAAACTTTGGCGTTGGCTATGCAAGCCAACACCCAGAACTTGTGGCCGCGCAGCTTCAAGCAGGAGCAATCATGCAATTAGCGAGTGCTGTTTGCATGATTGCGAACCGACGATGACCGCCATCACCCTCCGCCCCCGCCAAACCCAAGCCGTCAAGGATCTGCGCTTCGCCTACGCCTCAGGCGCCCGTGCACCAATCCTGGTGGCGCCGACCGGGTTCGGGAAGACCCACGTCTCCGCTGAGATCGTGCGCCTCACCATCAGCCGCGGCCGCAGCGTGTGGTTCCTGGCGCACCTGCGCGAGATCCTCGATGACACGGCCGACAGGCTGCAACAGGCCGGGATCCCGTTCGGTCAGATCAGAGCAAATCGATCATCTGATTACAGCCAGCTTGTGCAAGTGGTCGGCGTGCAAACCGCTGTTCGGCGCCCTCGACTGCCCCGGCCTGATCTGATCATTATCGATGAATGCCATTTGGCCGTGGCCGAGTCCTACCGCAAGGTGATCGCCGCTGCTGGCCATCCCAGGCTGCTGGGCCTCACTGGCACGCCACAGCGGCTTGACGGTCGCGGCCTCAGCGAGGTGTTTGATTACATCGTAGAGACGTGCTCCACCGCCGAGCTGATTGATGAAGGCCTACTGGCCCCGATCCGACTGTTTAGGCCACCATCGCCAGACCTGAGCGGGATTAGCCGCCGTGGCGGTGATTATGACCAGGGGCAGGCTGGATCAGTGCTGGCCAAGCCTGCCGTTGTTGGCGATGCGTTAAGCCACTGGCGGAAGTTGTGCTATCGCCGCCGTGGCGTGGCGTTCTGCACAACTGTGGCGCATGCGCATGCCGTGGCCGAACAGTGGCAGCGTGCGGGCTACCGAGCGATGGCCGTTTCCGGCGGCAGTGATGATGCCGAGCGCCGCGAAGCTGTGGCTGGACTGCGTGCTGGCCGCCTGGATCTGGTCGCGTGTGCGCAGCTGTGGATCGCTGGTGTTGACGTACCGGAGATCGACGCGGTTGTATGGCTCAGGCCAACCGCAAGCCTCACGGCATGGCTGCAAGGAAATGGTCGTGGACTAAGAATTGCGCCAGGCAAGCGGGATTTGATTGTTGTTGATCATGTGGGCAACAGCGATCCTTTGCGGCTAGGTAGTCCGTTAATTCCGCATGAGTGGTCACTAGAGGGCAAGGCGAAGCGGAAAGAAGGCGAGCGAGCGCTGTCCGTGAAGATCTGCCCTAGCTGTTTTGCCAGCATGGAAAGCCGGCGCGGCGAATGTCCCGAGTGCGGCCACGTATTCACTCCGGAACGCCGGCAGCTTGAACACGTGGATGGGGAGCTTGAGGAAGTTGATGCCAGCGAGCTCAGGCGCGAAGCGAAACGTGAGCAGGCCCAGGCCACCACCGTCGAACAGCTGGTCGCGCTCGGCAAACAGCGCAGGATGAAAAACCCCCACGGCTGGGCCCGGCACGTGATGGCTGCCCGGCAGGCGAAGGGGCAGTGGAGGAGGGTGGCGTGAGCACTCAGTACGTATTCAGCTGCGGCGGCGGCGTTCAGTCCACGGCCTGTTTGGTGCTGGCGGCCCAGGGTGTCATCCCATACCGCATCTTCGTCTTTGCCAACGTCGGCGACAAGGCCGAGGATCCCCGCACCATCGCCTACGTGACAGACGTGCTCAAGCCTTACGCGGCACGGCACGGGATTGAGTGGGTTGAGATCCAGCGACGCCGGCGTGATGGCAAGCCTGTGGATCTGTATGAGGATCTGCACCGTCCATTGCGTGCCATCAACATTCCCGTGCGGATGGCCAACGGATCACCAGGGAATCGCAACTGCACGGTTGAGTTCAAGATCAAGCCCATTGCGAGATGGATTAAGGCCAACGCGCCAGGCTGTGTACTGGGGAAGGGCATCAGCACGGATGAGCCACACCGCGCCACGCCCAGCCGCGAATCCGACTGCTACAGCAGCGCCTACCCGCTAATTGAGCTGGGCTACAGCCGCCAAGACTGCCTGCGGGTGGTGGCCGATGCTGGCCTGCCACAGCCGCCGAAATCCAGCTGCTGGTTCTGCCCCTACAAGACCACCGATCAATGGATCACGATGCGACGCGAGCGACCTGAGTTGTCCGCCAGCGCTGCGGAGCTGGAGAATCGCCTCAACGCCAAGCGCGAGGCGATCGGCAAGGATCGGGTCTTCATGTCAGGCGTTGGCGCCAGGCGGAGGCAGTCACTGGACACTGCAATCCCTGATCAGCTTGGCCTGTTCTCGGAATGGATTGATGAGCAAGACGGCTGCGAGTCTGGCTACTGCATGACATGACCACCCATCCCCCCACCTTCCAGATCACCGACAAGGGCGGCTGCATCGGCCGGTTCTGGTGGGTCAACACCATCCCCCACACCGGCCGGGAGTGGTGGCCGGAGCTTTTCCCGTTCTGGGGAACGTCGCACTGGTATCGGTCATGACCCCGCCCCCACGCTGGACACAGGCCGAGGCTGAGTTTATAGAAAACCTTGCTGGTGATCTACCGCTGCTGGAGATCCACCGGCTGTATCAGCAGCAGGCAAAGTCCCATGGCTGGCGACAGCGATCAGCGATGGCAATCAAGCTCAGGCTGAGGCGAACCGGTCACCATTCAATGGTCAGGACTGGTCAGTGGCTGACACCGAATGGCACGGGCGAGGTGCTGGGTTGTGCTGGGTCACGGGTTGCTAGCTGGCTGAAACGACCTGACGTGCTGGCGATCGTCCGGCCGGTATGGCGTGGGAACGCGCGGTATGTGAGCAGGGCAGGCTGGCGACGGCTTGCGCGGGAGCTGCCAAAGGTGCTCGGCGGGTTTGATGCGAATCGGTTGTTTCAGCTGCTGGAGGATCGCGAGCTAGCTGAAGCTGTCGCGGCTCAGTATCGCAGGCCGTTAGGTGATTACCAGATCCAGTGCATTGAAACCGGTCAGCGGTGGCCGAATGCGGTGAAGGCTGCCGCAGAGCTGCACGTCAGCCACACAGCGATCACGCTGGCGATCAGGAAACGCCGGCCGTTGTATGCGCTGGGAATGACATTCGAGGCCCTGCGGAGCGTAGCTCACGGCGCCAACCGTGCCTTGCCCCAGCGCTTCTGCTGATACCAGGCTGCGATCTGCGGTGTCCACGACCCCACCAACGGCCAGATCATGCCGCACAGCTGCCGAATCTCATCTTGCGCGTCAGCCTTCGACCTGAGGTCGAGGAAGTGCAGCAGTGCCCGCAAGGTAAACGACACCACGAAGTGCTGGCGGTAGTCGAACGGCAGGATGCTGCGGGCGTGTTCTTCGGCGAAGCCGGCCAGCAGCAGCTCGCGGTAGCGCTCCGCAGCGACGCGGCAGTACTGCCAATCGATTTCCCGTTGATCTGCGGTGTAGCTGTACTTCTTGCCCTGGCGATCGGTGTAGTCTCCAACCGGGCGAAGATAGAACACTTCTTCAAGCTCCAGCTCGCCCAGTGCGGCGCGGCAGATGCGCTCGCCCGTATATCGCATTGACTGCACATCGAACGACACCCCCACCCGATGTGTGCGTGCCTGCTGCATCACCGAATGGGGAAACCAGCCCACGTTCAGCGTGATCTGCGGATGCTCCAGCGGGCCGTAGTGCCCACGCTCACCAGACAGCAAGCGCCGCACACAGATCTCCCCGGCGCGGGTTTCATCGGGCGATTCTTGATCCCCAACGAATCCCTCGCTGTAGTCCTGGTGCATGGCCTGCCAGATCGCGGTCTGCGGCAGCGGCGTCTGCGCCAGCAGGGCAACGCGAAACCGTGGGTCAATCATGCGGCGTGTGTGGTGGGTGGATTCAGCCAGCCGTCGATGCGTGTGGCACGATCAGGGCAGAACCAGGACTGGGCGGCGAACCACTCGCGCCAGGTGGTCGATTGCTTCAGCCCATTACATCGCTGGCAGGCTGGCACTAGATTTCCTGCCACGGTCAGTCCACCAGCAGATCGTGGGACGACGTGATCAAGGGTGTCTGCGGGTTGACTACAGTAGGCACACTGGTGATCCCAGGCATCGAAGATCGAGGCGCGAAATCGGAGCTTGGTGGTGCGTTTGGTCTGGAGTTCAGTCTCGGAGATGTGAGCTGAGAACTCGGCCATCTAGCTGGTGGTGAACCACTGGGTCATCGTTCCTGATGCACTCCGATGTAGACGGTGCCTTTCTTGGTGAGCGGCAGCACCTTGTCGCGCAGATCGATGTTGTGCATCCGCAGGCAGCCAAAGGTGGAATGCAGCCGTTGCTTGGGTGCCCATGCACCAGGCCATCCGCAGGCAGTGCCACCACCGTGGAGCATGATGCCGGCGCGGCCGTGCTTAGCCTCCTGGTTCTCCAGCTCGATCATGTCGAAGGAATACCAGCCGTAGGACCGCAGTGTTGCGTCAAATGCTGGCTTGTCTCCAACCCGCTCGTAGTCCTTGTAGATCTGGCCGATTTTGTAAAGGCCAGGCGGTGTGTCGCTGTTGCGTGTGCGCCAGTCGTTATCAGCACCCTGGCCACGTGCCAGGCATGGAGCCTTCCACAGCAGCTTGCCCGTGTGGTCGTAGGCCTCAATCTGCTGATCACGGTCGTTGACCAACAGATAGCTGTCGCCAGGTTTGACGGGTGCTTTCTTGGCCGGGCCAACCATGCCGGATTCCTCTGTACCGCGAGGATCGAGGCCGCCGACAGGGGCAACCGGCGGGGCAGCCGGCGGGGCCTGCTGCAGCTGGCGGCCAACGAACAGCTCCACTTCGGCCTTGCGGCGGCGGGTCAGGCCAGCCAGCGGGGTGCCGCCTGATTTGTTCCAGCGCGGCAGTTCTGCGGCGACCACCACCGCCGGATCCTCTCCTGCCAGGATCCGTTTACGCAGGGTGGAATTCTGCATCGCCCCTACGCCGAGGTTGTATGTCCAGCTGAGCAACGCAGCGATACGGTTTGGTTGCCAGCTGCTTACCGCAGGAATGGCTCTCACCAAGGCTTCATGGAACCGCTTCAGGTCTGCATCAAGCTGCGCGTCAGCCTGCGCCTGGGTGATGCTCTGACCCTCTCTCACCACCTTGCCGCTGATGGTGGTCGAGCCCCAGCCGATGGCCCATGCGCCGGCATCGGGGTAAGCCTGGAGCCTGAGGCCCTCGAACTCCTTGATGATTTTTCGTGCTGAGGGCAGCCATGCCGGTTCAGGCACCGGCGCTGCGGGACTGCCCTGTGCCCTCCACAGCTCGGTGAACTCCCGGCGCTGCTCCGCGGTCAGCGATTCATCCAGCCGACCCAGTGCGGCCAGCTGATGCGGCGTCAGATGGCCCTGGCGTATGGCGTGCTGAGTGGCAGCGCGGACTGTGGCGAAAGTCATTTCAGATCAGGCAAGCGATCACCAAGCAGGCGATCAAGGAAGTGCCACCCATGGCGGCCGGCCCAGAACGCGGCTGGTTCGAGGAAGGCCTTGAGGACAATCAGCCGCACGCCACCGGCCAGCAGCGAGCCGAGCACGATGTCGGTGATGATCCGGCCGTCGTCTGCGCTCATCGCTGCTTCAGGAGGCGTTGCACGGTGGAACGGAAGACACCGAGCGCATCGGCGATCTCCTGCTGGGTGTAACCGCGGCCGTGCAGTTCCTGCGCCAGATCGGCTCGATCCACTGGTTCCTGATCCGGGTCGTCGATCAGCGCGACGGGTTCCGGCAGAGGTTCCGGCAGAGGTTCAGGCAGAGGTTCCGGCTGGTACTCCAGCTGGGGCTCAGGTTCATCTTGGCGGCGGCGCAGTGCTGGGTTGTAGGTCCACAGGCCACCGAAGGATCCAGCGATGGCGGCAACACCAGCCACCAGCGGCAGGGTGTTTTCCGAGATCACCTGATCGCAGGCGCCCTGCTCAGCGCGGAACTGCACGCAGTCCACGATGCGGTATCCCGAAACGAGCATGGCGGCGACACCAGCAACGACCGAACCGCCGAAGGCTGCAGGGGCAAGCATGGGCTGGCGCATCACGGTGGTGGGCGAGCTGCTGTAGCTTTCCAGTGCGCCAATGAAAAACCCCACCGGACCAGGGCGGGGCTTGATGTGTTCTCGGTGGCAGTATGGCGTTGTGCAACCGCAACGCCGCCACCATGTCAGCCGAACACCATATTCAGCAGCGGATCCTGCTCGCGTGCGGCAGCGGCGATGCGCGGCTGTGGCGGAACAACGTGGGCACGGGCTGGGCAGGGGCTACCACCAGGATCACCGCCGGGAATGTCAGGGCAGTGGCAGCTCAGTTGAGGCCTGGTGATGTGGTGGTGCGCAACGCCAGGCCGCTGCATGCGGGCCTGTGCGTCGGATCCTCCGACCTGATCGGTTATTCGGCGCTGGTGGTGGGGCCTGAGCACGTTGGGCAACGGCTAGCGGTGTTCGCCGCGGTGGAGGTGAAGACCGCGAAGGGGCGACCATCTGCAGAGCAGGTGCAGTTCCTGAACCACATCGAGCAGGCGGGCGGCATGGCTGGGATTGCTCGCAGCGTTGACGAAGCACATCTGATCCTTCGTGGCCCGAGCGCAAACGCTACCGCTACGGTTTAACTATGAAGCTCACCGCAGGGGCCCACCCCGATCTGTTGATGCCATTTTCAAATGGCCCCGAGCCGCCACCCGAGCCGGTGCAGGGATTGCCGGAACCGTTGCGATTGGCCACCGAACGGCACGACGAGGGGCGGAAGGCGCTTGCCGCGATGGTGGGTCACTGGATGGTGCGCAGCAGCCTGAGCCTGGAGCAGCTGTCGCTGATCGCGGCATGGGGGCTGAATGAACGGGGCCTAATGGACAAATCGATCCTGAGCCGGATTCGGACGGGCGCGAAAGTCCGCGGCGCCAGCCTGCCGCAGGTGGATGCGTTGGCGTCCGCCAACATGGCGATCTGGCTATGGCAGGTGCGTGGGAAGCAGAAAGCGTGGGCGAAGCTCGGCCCGCACAGCGGCTGGGGCGTGAAGGATGAGTGGCTCGACAGTGCCTGCTGGCTGGCGCATCCAGACCACCCTGCCGATCCGCTGGAGTTCGGCGACATGGCGGAAGTGCTCGCGGGCTACCTAGACCTGCCGTACGTGGGTCCGGCACCGCTGTCGGCTGCTGATGCACGGGTAGCGAGCGACCAGCTGGCCAGGCTGCTGGACCGGCTGTGCGCCGATCGCGGGTGGGGTGCGATGGCGGGGCTGCGAAACCTGATGGCGGCGTATCCGGTGACCGATCGCGGGCGGCAGCAGCGGATGCGCCGGGTGATCACCGGCGATCAGCTGCTGAGCGGCGATGAGCTGGCCGGCGAGCTGCATGCGCTGGCGGAGATGGTGCGGCAGGTCAGGCAGCTAGAGCCGGGGGAGTATGGGCCGCGGGAGCTGCAGGCAGAACTGATGTCTGGTGGCCGTCCGGGTCGCGGGTGACGGTGTAGAGCTCAGCGCCGTTCAGGTGCAGGCTGCAGGGCTGGAACTCGGAATCCGGGACGTGGAGGAGCATGCGCCAGGCGGCGTCGGCATCCTCGTGAGTGGTGCAGTGGATTTGCAGCATGGTGCAGCGGCGGCTTAGTGCTGGTGGAAGTTTCTAGTACGAATGCACGGGGGGGGGGTGCTTGCAGAAATTGCATAGCCCTGGCGGTGTTGCAGAACGGCAACCGCAACGGTATGATGTGGGGAGCCACCACCACAAAACCATGGCATCGAACGCGCTGGCCCTTGCCGGGCCCGCCAGCACCAGCCTCAGCCTGCAGCTCAACGGCATCGAAGACCTGCAACGCCTGGCGCGACTGTTTGCCGCCAGCGGCCTGTTCGGTCGTTCTGGCAACGCTGAGCAGCACATGGCCGAATGCGCCATCAAGATCCTGGCTGGCGCTGAGGCGGGCTTCGGCCCGTTCGCCAGTGCCGGCGGCGTGACCGTGATCAACGGCCGGCCGGGATTCGGCAGCAACCTGCTGGCGCAAGCGATCAAGCGGCACCCGCAGTATGACTACCGGGTGCTGGAAAAGACCGATCAGGCCTGCAAGATCAAGTTCATGGCCGGCCGGGAAGAACTGGGCATCGAGTGGTTCACGATGGAGATGGCCAGGCGTGCCGGGCTGGTGAAGGCCTCCGGCCCGTGGGCGCAGTACCCCGAGGCGATGCTGTTCGCCCGGTGCCTGTCGGCCGGGATGCGGACGCACTGCCCTGATGCCCTTGGTGGTGTCTCGGCGTACACGCCAGAGGAACTGGGCGCACAGGGAGAGATCGACGAGAACGGCGCTGTGGTTGCGGTGACCGTCACCGAGCAGCCGCAGGCACCCACCAGGGACCAGTTGCAGGCGCAGGCGATGCGTCGGCTGAAGGATCAGGGGATCACCAGCGACGGAATGCAGGCGATGCTGAACCAGCTCGGCGGCGAGGGCGCCAGGCTGGGGCAGCTCAGTGATGAAGTACTGGGCAAGCTGGCGCGTGTTGGCGCATCGGCTGAAACGATCCAGCGGTGGAACGCTGATGGCGCACCGGCGGCGGCACCGGCGCCAGCTGCCGATGACTCTGTGCCGGCTGAGGTGTTCAGCGAGCCTGGATTCCCAGATCCCGACGAGCAGGACGACCCGGACGACCTGCCAGCAGCATGGGCGGCCTAATCGGCTGCCCTGCTGCGATGCTGTTTAGAAACCACAACACTCACCATGAACGCTCTAGTCCAGACCCTGCTCCGCGCCCAGACCTACAGCTTCCGTGGCCGACTGGCTGCAGACCCTGAGATCAAGTACCTCGCCAACTCCATGGTGGCCAACGCCAAGATGGCAGTTGATAACCCTGAGAAGAAGGGTCGTGATGACGGCAAGGAGCCTGATTGGCTGAAGCTTGAAATCTGGTTTGAACCAGCTGAAGAGTTCGCCAACAACGCCAGGAAAGGCCAGTTGATCGACTGCAGCGGCCGGATCCGTTTCGAGTCGTGGACCGATAAGCAGACCGGCGAACCGCGCCACCAGCCGGTGTTGAAGATGCACAGCTGGTCACCGGTTGACACTGCCGCGCCGGCCGCTGCTGCCAGGCCTGCCGCCCCGGCGCCCGCTGGTGGGTCGGTGTGGGAGTCAAGCGGCGGCGACGTTAGTGACGACGACATTCCGTTCTGATCATGCAATTAGCAGCACTACGGGCAACCCTCGACGAGATCCTTACCGAAGCTGCTGCAGACCTGGACCGCCAGGCTGCAGCACGTGCGGCGGAAGTAGCTGAAGCGCTGGAGCAGCACACACCAGCGGCGGTAACAGCAGCCGTCAGCGATGCACTGGCCCAGCAACGGCAATGGTTCGCTGATCTGATCAATGAACAGCTCGGCTACCTGGAACGCCACAGCACTGCAGCAACGCTGCTTCGGCATCTGCGCGGGGTGGTGGCAAATGACTGACCCCAGCACGATCGCCGCGATGGAGCGGCTGAGAACTACACCACCAACCAGTGATCAGGCGATGAGCAACAGTGAAACCCGTCGGCTGACGGTGGTGCTTCCGCTGCCGGAAGTGGAGCGTCTGCGGGCACACCTGCATCCTGGCGAATCGATGTCCGACCTGCTGCGGCGTGTGCTGCAGGAGGTGGGGCGTGGCTGATGTGATCTACATGGCCGACCGCTGGCGCATCGAGCGGGACCCGACCATGGCACCCCGGCCTGATCTGGTTCGGTTTGTTAAGCACAGCACCGTGCGCAAGCTGCTGGATCAAACCGCTAGGTGGACGGGCGATGGCTGGGATCCGCAACGGTGGGTGCCACGGGTGCCGATCGTGCCCCAGACCATCCTCGACCTGGTGGAGCAGCGCATGCGGGGGGTGGGGACATGAAAGAACGCCCGATCCTATTCAGCGGCCCGATGGTGCGGGCCATCCTCGACGGCAGCAAGACTCAGACGCGGAGGGTGGTGAAACCGGTCCGTCGTTATGAGCACAACAACATCTGCCGCCCCGATCTAGTTGAAGACCCCTATGCCGTTTGGTGGCATGGAGTAAGTGAGAACGTTGGATGTTTCCAAATATGCCCCCACGGCGCCCCCGGCGACCGGCTGTGGGTACGGGAGACGTTCGCCATGAACAAAGCCAAAGCAGGCCCGCCGGTGGTCTATCGCGCTGATCACGGGGAGGCGCAATCTGTTTTCGTTGAGCGTCCCCACTCGGCTGAATGGGATGTTGTCGTCACACGCTGGCGCCCGTCGATCTTCATGCCCCGAGCCGCATCGCGGATTCTGCTGGAGATCACCGACGTTCGCGTGCAGCGGCTGCAGGAGATCAGCGAAGCGGATGCACGGGCGGAAGGTGTAACGCCAAACGCATTTGAACAAACGTCCGATAACTGGGGCGGCGTGCTTTACCGCCGGCTTTGGGAGCAGATCAACGGCCCCGGATCATGGGACGCCAACCCGTGGGTGTGGGCGATCACGTTTCAGATGTTGGAACCATGACCCTCTCCATCCTCGCCGGCATGGTCGAGATCCTCGCCACCCTGGCCACGTCGCTGTGGTGGGCCCTATGTGAGCGGTTGGTGGGGGAGTGATGGCCTGGTACACCCCACCCGCGATCCTCGCCGCACTGCGCGGCTATCAGCCCTCCGCCGGCACTGGCGGGTTCCTGCTGCAGGCGCCAGCTCCAGGCCCGGTGCTGGCCAATCCGCCGTTCAGTGTGGAGGCCTGCCGTGTTTAACCCCGACTTCTACCCCACGCCGCCCGAAGTGGCGGCCACCATGCTTGACCCACTCGACCTGCGCGGCCGGGTGGTGGTGGAGCCTTCCGCCGGCTCGGGCAACCTGGTGCAGGCCTGCCTAGAACGCGGCGCCGCCGAAGTGCTTATGGTTGAGCCTGAGCCGAAGCTGCGGGCGATCCTGGCGGCCATCCCCAACGGCCGCCTGATCGCCGCGGACTGGCTCACGGTGACGGCCGAGCAGATCAGCCACGTCGATCTGATCGTGATGAACCCGCCGTTCTCGGCCGATGAGCGGCACATCCTGCACGCCTGGGAGATCGCCCCGCCAGGCTGCGAGATCGTCGCGCTGGCCAACTGGAACACGGTCTGCGATGAGTACGTGCATCGCCTCACGCAGCGCACCGGAAGCGGCCTGAAGAAACAACTGGCGAAGCTGATTGAGGGCTACGGCAGCAAGGAACACCTGGGCGAGTGCTTCACCACCGCCGAGCGTCCCACCAAGGTGAGCGTCGGCCTAGTGCGGCTGACCAAACCTGGCAGCCGGCCTGGTGGCGACGAGTTCGACGGGTTCTACCTGGGCCCGGACGACATCGAGGCCCAAGGCGAGGGGCTAATCCCCTACCGCCGCAGCCGGGACATCGTGCAGCGCTACGTGGAGGCCTGCAAGATCTTCGATGAGCAGGTGGCCGCGGGCACCAGGCTGCGGGGTGTGCTGGATGGATTCTTCGGCCAGGAGCTGGGCTTACAGGTGACCGTCGAAGGTGCGCCGGTGACCCGCAACCGGTTCCGCAAGGATCTGCAAAAGCAGGCCTGGAAGCACGTGTTTGATGAGTTCCTGCCGCAGCAGATGGCCACCAGCCAGCTGGCGAAGGACATCAACCGGTTTGTGGAGGAGCAGTCGAAGATCCCGTTCACCGAGCGGAACATCTACCGGATGCTGCAGATCGTCGCCGGCACCCAGGAGCAGCGGATTGACCGGGCGGTGGAAGAGGCCGTCGATTCGATCACTCGCCACACGGTGGAAAACCGCTACGGCGTGGAAGGCTGGGTAACCAACTCGGGCTACATGCTGAACAAGCGATTCATCCGGCCTTACATGGCTGAGCTGGCCTACAGCGAACCGCGCAAGGTGCGGCTCAAGACCTACGGCGGCCAGTGGGATGAGATCCAGGATCTGATCAAGGCGCTGTGTTTCATCACCGGTCGGTCGATTGAAGAGGTGCGCCTGCCGGAGCAGTTTGGCGAGAACCAGTACTGGCCAGGTGACTGGCACGACTGGGGCTTCTTCCTCTTCCGCCCCTACAAGAAAGGCACCGTGCATTTCGAGTTCAAGGATCAGGAGGTCTGGGCGGCGCTCAATGCCCGCTATGCCCGCATCAAGGGCCAGGTGCTGCCCGAACAGCAGCGCCGGGCGAAGCAGCGCAGACGGCAGGGGGTGGCGGCATGACCCCCATCAAACTCCGCATCGCCGCCGAGACCGTGCTGGCCCAGCTCCGCATGGAGGCCCAGCGTCCGGCTGCCATGCCGATCCGCCAGCTCCGGCCTGGCGAGGGGATGGATGATCTGCTGCGGCGGATCGTGAACGACCGGATCCGCAACCCCACCTCATCACGATGAGTTACGTAACCCGAACTACTGAAGTTGTCATCTACGACGCCGACGCCCTTGATGGCCCGTTTTCTGACGTGGCGCTCAGGCTGGTACTGGTGCCTGACAGTGGCGACGAATGCCTAGAACTGCACTACGGGGAGACCGAGATCCCTGTCAGCGTCGAAGAGCTGGAAGTGCTAGCTGCCGCGGCCAAACAGCTGCTGCATGGTGAGGGCGGCCGTGATCACCTACACCACCCCCACTCTGGAGATGAACGATGAGCACTGATTACCGCACCGAACTGCAGCGCCTGGTGAAGGCGTATGACGAGCATGGTGGGAGGTGGCCTGACCACCATGAACAGGCCCTGCACAATGCCGTTGAAGCCGCCCGCACCGCCCTGGCCCAGCCCGAGCCGGAGGGGGTGCCCCCAAGGGTTGGCCACATCCTGCGCCTGGCTGAGATCATCCGCGAGGTGGACGGCAACCACGACAAGGGAGCCGCCGCGCTGGCTGAGGCGATCCTGTCTCACCCTGGCAGCAGATGGAGCCCCGCCATCGAGCCCGTGCCCGTCGCTGAGGGGCTGCCGGGGCCGGAGGATTGCGATGCGGAAGGTATTTGCTGGTGGTATGACAGCCCCGGCGGCGGCTGGTACATGGATGCATTACAAGGCAACTACAGCCACTGGCGCCCCCAGCACGCCCTGCCGGTGCCCGGTGCGGAGGTGGGGTGATGGCTGAGATCGTATGCCGACACGCTGAAGATGATTTCTTCGCCCTAATGACCGCGCGAGGCATGGAAGACGCTAATTGCTGCGTCTTTTCTATTACTCATGTCCCAGGTGCTCCTTCAATGCTCAGGTGGATTGTTTGGGGCCGTTTTGACCCAGCCAAAACAACCTTTGACAAGATCGACGTTTGCATTAAAAAAAGACTTTTTCCAGCGGACGAGGAACAACCATGACCACCCCAACCCAACCCCTATCCCCGGCCGCGCAGGCTGTATGGGATGCCTGGAATGACGCCTACGAAGCTCAAGGGCCGCTGGAAGACATGGGCCATCCGCTTGCCGCCGCGCTGATTGCTGCAGTGGATCAGGTGGTGCCGCTTGAGTTATGTCTTCCTGAGCAGGCGCCCATAGAAGGTCACATTAGACAGGATCAGCGAGGCAAGATCCGCCGCCAACTCCTAGCCATCGCCGCCGAGCTGCGGCAGGAGGGGCAGTCGTGAGCATGCCTCTGTGGAAGGTGATGAACGAGGTGTATCGGTGCGGCTATAAAGAACCGGCCAGCGGTTCCATCCTGCACAGGGAGAGGGTGAGGCTGGGGCATGCCGCCCAAATCCGCGCCCTTGCCCAGATCATCGAGCAACGCGGCACCCAGGACATCGACCGTGACCCCGGCGAAACTGCCGACTGGTTGCGGGCTGAGGCTGACAGGGCGGAGGGGTCCCCATGACCCACCAGCTCTACATCAAACAGGGCAGGCGTTACATCCCGTGGGGCAATGGCCGGCACTGGGATGCCGATCACGATGCGATGGAGGCAGGCAGCTTCCGGCTAATCCATTGCCCCGATCCTGGCCACTACCGTACGCGGCATGACGTGACACCGGATACGGCGAGATGGGCTGCAGCGGCGATGATCGCGCAGCAGGCAATGGAGGATGCAATGCGAAAACGTGCGATTGCACAACCACAAGTTCAGCCGTACACCGATCGCCAACTGAGGCTGATCGAGCAGTTCCGGCGTGACATGGCTGCAGCCGGTGGCCTAGTGCCCAGCTACTGGCGCCACGGCACAGCGTTCGAGATCGCGCAGGCAGGCATCGATGCAGTGCGGAAACCTGAGCCATGAGCACCACACCCGACCGCCTAGCCCTCGCCGCATGCCCGATGTCAACGCTGAGGCGCTGCGTCGAGCCATGCGACAACTGCCGCCAAACCGCGGCGCAGGTCGCTGGTGAGCTGTGCCTGGTGCTGCTGGAACACTCCAGTGACACCACCACCGCAGCGGCCGACTGGATTTCCTGCCACGCCATGCCATGACCTGGACCACCAGCCGCCTGCCCACCGCTGCCGATGGCGACCTCCACGGCATGGTGCGCTGGGATTCACGCCTGCCAGGGATGCTCAGCCACTGGTCAGACGTTCGTCCCGGTGAGCAGTGGCGGCGATCTGCAGCGTGGCAGCCGCCGGTGGAAAACTCAGAGCATGGAAACTGAGCCCGGTTCGCTGTCGCTGCAGCTCGTTGATCGGCTCGGGAAGCTGGAAGGGCTGATCATCGGTTTGCAGACCAGCATCGGCCAGTCCCAGGCGCAGACCACAGCGTTCATGGGTCGTGTCGAGCGCCTCGAAGCCCGGCAAGTGGAGCTGGAGCGCAACATGATCACCAAGCAGGACATCAGCCAGCTGGTGGAGAAGGTCGATCAGCTCACCACCAGCGAAGCACGGCAGCAGGGTGGCACTGCAGTGGCCAGCTGGTCAGCGCAGGCTATCGGCACCTGGGCTGCCGTGATCATCGCCCTGCTCGCTCTGGTGGGTGTGGGCGTGCAGCGCGAGCGGCTTAACCACCAGGCGCCAGTCGGTCGCTCTGCTTCGCCTTGAACGTGTCCACCAGCTCGGTGTAGTAGGGCGTGATCTGCGCCACCGGTGATCCACGGATGCCGTAGACCATCAGCGGATCACCGGTGGCGACGCTCCACTGCTCCGGTGCAGCCTTTGATGCGGTAAAACCGATCACGCCGGCCAGGATCTGCTGCGCACCGAACATGGTGCCCGACGGCAGCACCTGAAACTCGCGGCCATAGATGTGGACGCCATCGCTGAACTGGAACACCTGGAGCTCGCCCCAGGCGATCGAGGTTTCGGGCATGGGCCGCCAGCGCCTAGCTCAGGTTTCCGAATCAGACGCCGGGTTCGTCCGATTCATCCGGCCCACGGCACGGCAGCTCGGGGTTGGCGCATGGCGGGGTGATGCCCCGGCCAGCGCAGAGCGCTCGGAACGTTGCCATGGCGCGAGTGCCGCTGGCGTCCTCGACGCACATCCCAGCACCGCACACCTGCCAGATTGCCTGGCCGTCACGGATGATCATCTCCTGGGTTGGGAGCTTCCTGATATCCATCCGTCCGGTGCTGGTGGCATAGGTTGCCGGGTGTGCACCGTTCACGCACCACCGCCGAGACTGCCTGCCAGGACAGGCTCGGCACTACGACATCCGCGAAACGCCAGAGGATCTCTATGCTGCTGTGTTGGCCTGTCGCAGAGCGCAAACCGTAGGCCAGGACAGCGATCAGGGGGCAGCAGCAGATCAGCAGCAAGGGACTGTAAGGGACAGCAAGGGACCATAATTCTCGCCGGTATGCACGGCCCGTGCATCGTTGCATCGGCCACGGTTTCTGCGCGTCGTATTCCCCCCCCATGGCATCGATCAACGTCCAGCGCGGCCGGCTTTACCTGCTGGCTCGGGTGCCCCGCCGTGACGGCAGCCCTGGCCTGGCGCAGCAGCGGATCGCCCTGAGGCTGGACGACACGCCTGTGAACCGTCGCGTTGCCGCCAAGCAGCTGCAGACCTTGGAGCGGCAGCTGGCCACCGACACGTTTGAGTGGGGGTACTGGACCGACCAAGGGGAGGGGATCACCTGGCGTGAGGCCATCGCCCGGCTGCATCGCGCCAGGGTGGTGCTGGGGCGCACGTCGGAGCGGACATGGGAGATCAACTACATGGGCCGGCTGCGGCAGATCCCGCCGGCCAGCACGGTCACGACAAAGGCCATCGCCCAGGCGCTGCAGCGCTACGACCGCTCGACCTGCTCATACAAGGAGCTGTGGTATCTGCTTAAGCAGCTGGCGCAGCTGGTCGGCGTGCCGTTTCCTGAGCTGCCAGTGCCGACGTATAGCAGGGCTGAGCTGGTGGCGGTGCCGACTGATGCGGAGATCATCCGCTGGGTTGAGGCAGCGCCGGATCCTGCGTGCTGGTATCTGGGGATGATGGCCACGTACGGTCTCAGGCCGCATGAGATCGAGGGTGCGGCGCTGATCGAGCGGGATTATCTGCAGGTGGCAGAGGCGAGCAAGACCGGATTCAGGACGGTGGTGCCGGTGCCCCGTGAGTGGGTGGAGCTGTTCAGGTTGAGAGATCGCCGGGTCAGGAGCAGCCCGACGGATGTGGCGAAGTGGCTCTCGAAGACCACCCACCAGCTGGGGCTGAGCTGGCGACCGTATGCGCTCAGGCATGCGTTCGCCGGCCGGCTGTGGCGGCAGGGTGGGTCGCGGTTGGATGTGTATACGGCGGCCCGGCTGATGGGTCATAGCCCCGGCCAGCACTCACGAACCTACCGGGCGCACATTCAGCCCCACCAGGTGGCGGAGGCGGCGGAGAGGGCGTTAGGGGGTGGGTGAGCGCCATCCCATCTCTTCTGGGTCGTGCGCTTCGGCCCATTCCAGCGCTTCGGCCTTGGTCGCAAACGGTCCGGCATGGCCTGATCCGTCAAAGGTCATTCCGCCGTTATCGGGCCACTCGACTTTCCCTGCAGTTGCCCACGCAGCACCGGGAAACATTCCCTCTTCGACCTCATAGCAGCGGATCACAGCAAACCACCCATCAACAGGCGGCAGCGGATCCCAGCACCAGTCCTGCGGAGCGCTCACTGCTTTGCTCATCGACCAACTCCAGTATCCGGCACCACCGCCCCAACATTCACCCGAACCACCCGCCGCTGTGCCTGAGCAGGCGCCAGGTTGATCAGTTCTCGACCCCAGCGCCAACGCGAACGACGGCAGCTGTCGGCTTCATGGATCAGCCGTTTGATGTGGCGATCGGAGACACCAAGCGCTTCGGCAGCTTCCGCCACGGTGAGCAGCAGTCTGGAGTTGCGGTTGTCCATCAGCAACGCTCCCTGCCGAATAGGGAGCAGTCACGGGCAAACCCTGGACCCTCCAGCGCCGGGTCTGGAAACCCCAGCCCGCACTCGCCGTGATGCCAGTGCATGCACCGCTCGCAGCTTGGATCGTTTGGCTCTGGTGGTGGACGGTAACCATCAGGCAACACGTCGCGGTAGATCTTGCCGATCCGTATCTGGCGGATCGTTTCACGGCTGACCCCATACACGTGCCCTAGAGCACGGTGCGTTTCAGGTGATGCAATGATCGCCGCGATCTGCTCAGCGGTGAACTTCCGGGTGGTCATCCCTTGCTGCCCGTAACCTGCTGATCAAGCCATGCCCAACAGCGGCCTTTACGGCGTGAGCTGGCCATCCGAATCACACGGCCAGTGTCGCTGACCAAAAGCGCCGGAGCGCTAGGAGGAACTGCCCACTTCATCCCAGTGAGCCCATGACGGTCTTGTGTTCATTATAACGCCCCGTTTTGGCATAGGACCGCATGGGTCGATCTGACATCTTGTGGAACACCATCTGTCCAATCTTCATCCCCGTCCATAGCAGCTGGGGCCAGAGCTGGCGGTTGTTGCGCAGCTCCAGCGTGAGAACACTGCCATGCCAGCCGGGGTCGGCCCAGACGGCGAGCGCCTGATCGAGGCCTTCGCGCGCGCGGCTGGATTTCAGCCTGAACTCAGCGGCGATGGTGTCAGGGATGTTGAAGGTCTCGCGGGTGGGCGCCAGCAGGAACTGTCCCGGTTTCATCTCATAGGGATTGGCTTCACTGTGCCAAGCCAGGGGGTACTGCACCAGCTCACGGGATTGCGCCGATTCGATCAGCAGCGTGTCACCGAGGCGAACGTCCAGGCTGGCGGGGTTGATCAGGTCAGGGTCGAATCCTTCCACCATGCCTTGGTTGCAGAGGTCGAGGATTTCGTGGTCGCAGAGGATCATTTCAGGAATCAGCGTCGGGGATGGATTCGAGGGCGCGGCGGATGGGGAAAGGCTTGGACCTGAGCAGGATCTGCGCGATCTGCCATTCGCGGCCGTCTGGGTCAACCACCCAGTAACTGGGGACCAATCCACCAGCGAAGCCTGTCACCTTTCCGGAGTTAGACCACTGGCGGCAGTACACCTCATCACCAGGCTTGAATCGCGACCGGCGGCTTGTGTTAGTGAGCATTGCGGTCAAAGCCATGCGGCCTTCTTCTTGCTGAGGATGGTGATTTTGTTGGCATTGGGATGGCGGTTCTGCGCGAACCGCTCGGCCTGTTGTTTACCGGTGGCGCGAATGGTGCCGCGCATCGGTCGGCCTTGCGGGAACCGTGCCTCAAACGGCCACAGGGTTGCCCGTGGGTTGGTGGTGCGGGTGATCCCTTCGCCTGCAGACAGGCAGGGGTCATCATCGAAACTGAGCGAGTTCATTGTCCGTTGGTGTGGTGGATTGAAGTTCCCAGTGCTTGCACCAGTTGGATGGATGAACACTGGGCCAGGGCGGTAGATCGAGCAGGTGGCATGTGAGCCCAGTGCCGTCGTGCCGAACGTGCCGGCATGTCTGGCACGTGGTCACTACCACCGCTCGGTGCGCTGCAGCTCGGTTTCGCGGTGCATGGTGTAACCGGCGGCGATGAAACCAGCGATCACGATCACCGTGAGCAGAGCAGTTCTCATGCTTCCGCGACGGGCATGGGTCTGGGCAGCAGCTGCAGCACGTCGGCGTTGCGCTCGAAACGCATCCAGGGAAACCACTTCATGGCTTGGGTGTGATGCTGAGGATTTCGGTTTGCGGGCCGTACTGGAACGCGAAGGCGTCCTTGATGGCGTCGTTGCCCCAGCCGGTTGGAACGATCCATTCGAGTGTGGTTTCATCGGGGGAATCAGGGCGGCGGTACTTGATCTCGATGGTCATCAGACGAGCTCCTTTCCGGTCATGGACGGGAGGCTGAACACCTGTGCCGGTGCTGGTGGTTTGGCGTGGGTGGCGGACTGGATCTGCGCAGCGATGTGCTGGGTCTGCTGCACCAGGCCGGCGGCTAGATCGCGGTCGATCGGCGTGAAGTCGTCCCAGGCGTTTTCGGCCATCGCCGTGGCGACGGCCTGGGTTGCGTCGAGCAGCGCCACCAGCAGCGGCAACACGGGGCGGTTGAGGCGGCCGGGATCAGCGATCAGCAGCGAGCGATAGGGATCAGCCGGCATGGCGGCACGGGCGGCCTGCAGGATCGTGTCGGACAGCTCGCCGTTGCAGGTCATGGGATGGCCGGTGATGCAGGGCAGGGTTGATGTCATAGCGGGGTGTTGCGGTTGGGGAACGGATACGGTGCGGGTCACTTAATGGTCCAGCTGCGGCGTTCGACCAGGCATGCGCCATCGATGGCCTGGCCAGCAGCGAGTGCAGCCTTGAGTGCCGTCTTGTCGGCGGTGTAGGTGGTCTTGACCCGCTGGAACTGCTCCGGCAGGTCAGCGGCGAGCAGCTCAGGATCGAGCTCCACGCTGGTGACGCGGCGGCTGGTGATGCTGTGCTCGGGGAGCTTCCAGGTGGTCTCTTCAGGGTCAACCCGTTGCAGTGCACTGATCAGCCGGTCCTGTAGCACTTCTGCCTGATGCTCAGCAGCTTTGGCCAGCTCAGCCAGCCGGCGTGCATGATCAGCCCGTACTGCAGCTTGTGCGCGGATGTGATCGATCGCCCAGCACCAGGCGTCGGCCTTGGTTTCAACAGCCTTGCGGTTGTCCGCTTCGGCATCGATCAGGGTCTCAAGCTGAGCGGTAGCCTCAGCCACCTCTGCCGGGTCATCAGAGAACAGCAGCTCGGCGGCAGCGTTGATGCGGCCCTGCAGCCGCAGGGCGTCGCCGGTCAGGTCGAAGAGTGTTGCGGTCATGGGATCAGCGGAGCGATGGGTTGCGATCAGCAGCGGAGAGGGACGGGTGACGATCAAGCCAGCAGCGTGGTTCGAGGTCGCTGCCAAACCCGGAGTCCTCGGCCTCGGGCACGTCGTCGGTTTCGTCCCACGCATCCGCGTAGGCCTCGTCGAAAGTCATGGTTGCAGTGGTGTGGTGGCCTTCCAAATCATACCGCTGCGGTTGCGCATCTGCAACGGTCTGGAGCGGCTTGATCGCTGCCGGAACGCTGAGGCGGTGGGTTGCTGACCCCTGAAACCCCCGTGGTGACAGGGGTTTTCCTTTGGCTGGCACGGGTTACGATTGATGGAGCAGCTGGGGTGGTTCCCGGCTGCCGACACCGTGACCCGTGTCACTGTGTGGTGGCTGGGGCCTTCGGGCCCCACTTACCACAACGGAGCACCGGAAACCTGAGCCAGTTGCGGCTCTGCGGTGACGCTCTGGTTCCGAATGTTTCCGGGCCGCGGTCGCATCAAGGGGATCGCCACCAACCAGATCAGCGAAGGCGGCAACTATGTGGTGCGGCGCCGGCACAGGGAGCAGGACACCTCGGGGTGGGTGCGGACGTTGCGAGGTAAGGCAACCGATGGCAGCACGATCGCGCTAGTCGAGAAACGCAACGCAGCACAGGAGTTCGTTCGGTTCGGCGTGGACCCCGTGACCGGCATCGGCCAGGGTGCGCCACGGTCAGAGCTGGCACCAAGGCGGCTGATTGATTTTGGGGACACCGTGCACCTGAGGCTGGAGTTTCGCGTGCGTGCTGAGAACCTCGACCGGTTGAGCGGCTACGTGCTCCAGTTCTGGCAGCCAGTGATCTCTCCTATCGCCGGGATTCGCGTCAGCGGTGGCCGGCTGGAAGCGGTGAGCCGTTCAGCTGGTGGCGCTGCCAGTGCGCCGCTCACGCGGGGGTGGAATGAGATCAAGTTGACGTTCAGACCTGGCGACGATGGCCTGTTCAAGCTGCGGGGTGATCTGAACGGGTCGGTAGCGGGGCGGATCAACGGGGGCAGCCAGGCGGGGCTGGCGACTGACGACATCTACCGCCCGAAGTTCGGATGGTACGGATCGCCAGGGCAGAACGTGGCCGTGGACTACCGCCGGTTCGTGCAGTGGGCCGAGAGCTGACCTACGGCTGCACCAGATCAAACACCACCCAGGCGACGACGACCGCGACGCCCAGCGCCACCGGTAAAGGCACGGCACTCAGCAGCCAGACCAGCAGGCCGGCCACCAGCGCAACGGCCACTGTGAAGCGGATCAGGTACGCCATCACTCCCATCCAATTCGCAGCAGCGCCACCAGCAGCACCGCAACGGCAACGCTGGCTGGGGCCATCATCGCGGCGATCATTGCGACATCACAGGTCATGGGATAGCAGCTCCGAACGTGTTGATCAGTGTGGTGAGTAGGAGTAGGAGGGTGGTCATCGAGGCCGGGACACTACGGGGCACTCAGGCCGTCAATGAATCGCTGCGGCAGGTCGTAGCCGCTGGACATGCTGATCAAGTGTTGCTGCAGGTCGGAGGGGATCATCTCGGCGGCCAGGCCCAGCCCCCACGCCTCTAGAAATGTGCGCACGTCACCTTGTGCGGCTTGACCGAGGCCCACTCCGATCATCAGGTGCAGCACGGGGGCAGCCTGAGCGATGGCGGCGACGAACTGGTTGATCGCTGGATCAGCAGCAAGCGCAGCGCCAAACTCCAGCCACTTGTCAGCGGTGGCGCCATTGATACCGAAATACGATTCGGCCTCTGATTGGCTGTTGAACCAAAACCAGCCGTTGACAGGAAATGCAATTGTTACGTGATTCTCGGCCAGCAGGGTGTAGTTGGGTGCATACACGCTGGTCGCCGCGTAGCTGAGCAGCTCGCGGTCGAACTTGTAAAAGCCAGGATTTATGGTCATGCTGTCACCGTCCATCCTTTGGCCGTGGCAATGGTTGGGTTGTAGCCAGCCTCATTGATGCCGTAGTTTCCCGTGACCGTAATAATCTGGCCGGTGACAGTAGGCAGCCCGGCAAAGATCTCGTTGAGTGCGACAGCGGATAAGCGTTGGTTGGCGACGGAGAATGTAAATCGCTGCCCGGTGGCTTGAATACGGGCGAGCCCGCCAGCGATGTAGATGTTGGCGAAATTAGCCGATGACGATACGCCTGATGTGTCCATCGGCGGTATCGTTTGCAGGCTGGAGCAGTTCTGAAACATGCCGCTCATGTTCGTTACTGCTGCAACGCTGTCAGGGAATGGCGGTATCGTTTGCAGGCTGGAGCAGCCAAAGAACATGCTGCTCATGGTCGTTACTGCTGCAACGCTTCCTGGGAATGGCGGTATCGTTTGCAGGCTGGAGCAGCTCTGAAACATGCTGCTCATGTTCGTTACTGCTGCAACGCTGCCTGGGAATGGCGGTATCGTTTGCAGGCTGGAGCAGCCAAGGAACATGTTGTTCATGATCGTTACTGCTGCAACGCTGTCAGGGAATGGCGGTATCGTTTGCAGGCTGGTGCAGCCCTGAAACATGCTGCTCATGGTCGTTACTGCTGCAACGCTTCCTGGGAATGGCGGTATCGTTTGCAGGCTGGAGCAGCCAAAGAACATGGTGGTCA